CCATTTATTCGGCTTAAATTGCCCTTTATTTCCATTAAAATTGAACTTTGGTCATTCAGTTCCTCTACCATTTTTTCGTGTCTTCTATCCCTTGTTTCATCGGATTTGTTCCATCTGTCAATTAACTTAATTATCATGCCTTCCATATTTTCTAATGTTTCGGATTGGCCTTTATTTTCTATTTTTAAGTCTTCCAATGTTTGAGCTTGTTCACTTGATCTTTTGTTTAAACTGTACACAAGGAACATAAACATTGCTCCTACAACAGCAACCATTCCACCTTCGTTGTAAAGTGCCATGAAATCCATTACTTTCTCCGCTTTTTCTTTCCCCAAGATAATGGGTTGATATTGAACTCTTTTTCATAAAAGGCTACTTTTTCTGCCAACTCTTGTCTTTCAGCCCTTTCTTCCACGATATGTTTACTAAGCAAATCCCCAATCTGTTCATCAGCAAGAGTAACTTTATCTTCCAATGCTGCCAATCGAGACTCAATCCTCCAATAACCATACACAATACCAGCAACCAGTAATAGGATTTGACCCAGCCACTTAATGTTAAGAGAGATGACAGCATTATCATCAATAATACTGCCTCGATAACTTCTAGCTGTTTTTGGTTTATCACTCACCTTACCTCAACTTCTTCCATTCTATCATGCTTATAACACCAATTGCCATCATCACGAAGATTGCCATGATACCAATGAACAACTGAGTCAGCATCTACAATCTCTAGAAACACAGTATTTGTTGTTGTGTCGCTTGGTGTTAATTCTATTCCGCTTATGCTCCAACCTTGACTGCAGTTGGTACACCACAGGAATATCATAAGAAGTGTTAATGTTTTCATAGACTACGATAAAATCTCCGTTACTTAGTTTCTTGATTTGGTTCTTCACCCAGACCCTGTTCTCTTAATCCATCCTCAAAGGCTCTTAATCCAAATTGCATTTGCACTAAATTAAAATTTGCTCTTTCTATTTTGTTGAGTAAATCCTGCCTGTGTGAAAGCATTGC